TGGGGTGGGGCATGCCCCACCCCATGCGATCACCTCAATCTACACCAGAAATTACACCACGAGCGCGGACGCTAACCTTGATCTGCATGGGAGCAAACGCGCGCACAAGATAGGGCGTCAAAAGTGCTGGGGGCTGTCGGGACCGGCATTACATTCATTACATTGGCTGATTTCTGTGGGTTTGAGGCATAACAAACGTCATTACCTATGCATCACTATGTTATGAACATTCAACATCACATCTAAATTATGAAAAATGGCGCAAATCTGGGGTTTTCAGAAAAGGTAATGCCGGAGGTAAGGATAGGTGATGATCCGAACATAACATTTTTATGACTATAATTCAGAGCTTTATAGTTTGGCGTGGCGGGATGTTAGGAAGGTAATGCCATCCCCGATATGTGCCTTTCAAAGCTGGCGAGCAGGCGATCAATGACGCCTCGGCATTGCGCTCGTAACGAACCGTAGCTTTGCAAATTGATGATCTGGCGGTGCTGCAGAACCAAACCGCCAATGAATGGGCAGCCAAGCCTGCACCGAAATCGTCTCGCGTGCGTAATTTCAAGGCAGAAAGCGACCAGGCGGGGCGTGGGGGCAAGCGCGGCGCGCGGGGGCTGGTGGTGGCCCTTCGGCCTGCGGGCTGGTAGGAAGGCGCGGTGAGCGCCATCCTTGCCCTTGCTGCTGCGGCCAGCGCCTGTGTGGCGCGCGTGTCCGATGGCGACAGCCTGCGCCTGTGCAGTGGGGAGCGGGTTCGCCTGGCGGGCATCGATGCGCCGGAGATGACTGGATCGTCGCGTTGCAGCGCGGCTTCGCGCGCGCGGCTCAAGAACAGCAGCAACCCGCCCTGGTGCGACCACGCAAGGGCGGAGCGCGCCCGCGCCGCGCTCGCATGGTTCATCACGCGCGGTACGGTGCGGATCGAGCGCCATGGAATCGATGTCTATGGACGCACGCTTGCCCGCGTCACGGTCAATGGCCGGGACGCGGGCGCGTGGTTGATCGGCCAGGGGCTGGCGCGCCCCTGGCGCTGACCGGGAGTCAGTTCGAGATGATCACCTCGCCGGCGATCTTCGACTTGCTCATGCCGCCGACCGAGTAGCGCACCTGCTCGCGCTCGATCGTGAAGCCATCGAAGATCCGGCACACTTCGGGATGATCGTTGAGCGACAGAATGAACCGTCCCGCAATGCCTTGAAGCTGCCGCGCCATCGCTTCGAACTCTGCGCGCCCGAACATGTCCCGGCCATAGTCGGTTTCACAGCCATAGTAGGGCGGGTCGAGATAGAACAGGGTGCCCGGCCGGTCATACCGGGCAACAAAGGCCGACCATGGCAACCGCTCGATGATAACGCCGCACAGCCGTTCGTGGACGGCCTCGATCATCGGGGCGATCTTCGAAACGTCGAAGCGTGCACCGGCCGCCGGTGTCACGCCGAACGTGCGCCTGGCAACATGCCCGCCAAACGCCAGGCGCTGCAGGTAAAGAAACCGGGCCGATCGCTGCAGGTCGGTCAGCGATGACGGTTCCATCGCGCGCAGCTTTTCAAACCCTGCCCGGCTTGTGATCTGAAAGCGCAGCATGTCGAGAAACGGCACATAGTGGTGCTGGATAACCCGGAAAAAGGTTGCAACATCTTCCGACCAGTCGTTGATCACCTCACCCTTGGGGCGCTGATCGCGCCGGAAAAAGACGCCGCCCATGCCGATGAACACTTCGGCATAGGTTTCATGCGGGATGGAATTGATCTTCTGGACCAGGCGCCGGGACAGATTGCGCTTTCCGCCGATATAGGGGGCGAGCGGCCTGACCGGGGCAACCGGATCGAAAACCGAGGCGGTTGAATGGTGCTGTTCGATTCGGTGAGTGGACTCCGTCATGACTACCTCTACGCCTGCGCCCCCCTGCAGGGGAGGCGGGATGGTGACCGATACGATTCGGTCGGTTCCATGGCGGGTCGAGGTCCGCCGGTTCGGGCCGCGCCAACGGCCCACCCCCGCCTTTCAGCCGGGGCAATCTCGTCCGATCAGGCGCGCGCGCCCGTTGCCCCCACCGGCAGCGCGATCGCGGGCCGTTCGAACCGCACCGCTTCCACGCCAAGCCAATCGTTGATGGCCAGCATGCGGCGCTGGATCGGCAGGATTTCCATTTCGTAGAACACCGCCGCCGCATCGTTCACGTTGCCGAACCCGCCGGTGTTCTTGGGCACGATGCCCAGCAGTTGCGGCGGCGTGCGGTGCGCGGCGAGCAGGTCTTCAGCCGTCACGGCCTTGATGTTGAGAAACTCGTCCTTCGAACCCACTTCGGCAATCGGCAGCAGCTTGATGCCGTCGGGCTTCCCCTTCGCCGAATGGATGAACAGGTTCTTGAAGTTGCCCATCCCCTTGGTGCCGCGCAGCGCCTTGCGGATCGCCTCCACGCTCGCATCGCCCATGCCTTCGTCCGCCAGATAGAGGATGAAGCCCGCGTGGCTGCCATTCAGGTAATAGCGGCGGCGAAAGATCGTGGCGGCTTCGTTCAGCAGCCCCGATTGCAGCGCCGAAAGGTATTCGGGCATGCCGTAGATTTCCTGCATCGGGTCGGGTTCCATGATGTGGAAGATCGCCCCGGCGCGGTATTCGAGCGCATCGTTCAGCCAATGCCCGCGCGGCGCCCACCAGAACTGGCCGGGCTGCAATCCCACCCGCGTCCATGCCGCAGGCGATGTCTTGAGCGCCAGCGGACGGCCCGCCAGATTGTCGACCCGTTCGAGATAGGCGTTGCCCATCACCAGCCAGTCGAGCGCAAAGCGTTCGAACTCGGCTGCGGACAGCCAGCGCGAAGGCACGAAGGCAGACGCCAGCAGGTTGCGCTTGAGCAAAATCGCGCTCTGGTGGTGGGGCGCCATGCGATAGGCCCGGCCCAGCCCGGTCAGGCTGATCGGCGGTTCATACCAGCGGTTGTTGTGCGCCACCTCGAACATGTCGAAGATCTCGCGCCGGTCGATCACGCTTTCGGGGTCGCCAAAGGTGAAGGCGATATCGGCCCCGGCGGGGGCTGCCGCACTGGCGTTTTCCGCTTCGGGCGGGGTCTGGTCAGGCATTGTCGTAAACCTCCACGGTGGTGGTCCCGCCGGCCGGTTCGGTGATGTCCAGCGGTTCGAAGGAAAGGGCGTGCATCACCGCCCAGGCCAGATCGGCGTGGCCGGTGTTCCCGGCACGGCTTGCGGTATAGGTCACCTGCGTGCCGCCCTTGGTGATCTCCGGGCGGATCGCCATGAAGGCCTGCATCATGTCCAGCCACCCGGCGTCGAACTCAAGACGGTTGCTGGTGATCACGTTCTTGGCCTTCAGGACCATCTGCGTCTTGGTGGCCACGGAATAGGTGATGGCGTGGGCCATCGGGAACCATTTGGACACGAGCTGGTGCACCGCCTTGCCCGCACCGGTGATGTCGATCCCGATCCTGGTGACGTTGTACTTGTCGTAGAACGCGCGCACCGCCTCGGCCTGCGCGGCGAAGTCGAGGCCCTTCAGGCGCTTCTTTTCCAGCACCCGGAACTTGCCGCCGATCTTCGAAGGCGCGGCCACCGCCACCAGCGCGGCATCGTCGCCGGTGCCGTTCTCGCTGGCGTTGGGGTCGTAGCCCAGCCAGACCTCGCCCGCGTAGGGCCGCAGGGCATAGGGCTGGAAATCCTTCGCCCAGGCATCCCAGCTATCGACCATGCAGCGCCGCATGATCGCAAACGGAAACATGCTCTGGCTGTCATCCAGAAAGATGCAGCGGAAAAGGTTGTCGAACTCTTCGACCGAATACTGCTGCTGCAGCTGATCGGGATCGACCAGGTCGAAACCGCCTTCGATCGCATCGTGGATCGTCACGATCTGGCGCCAGATGCCATCGGGGCCAAGCTGGCCGTCCTTCAGCGCCTCGTGGCTGATATCGATCTGCACCTGGTCGGCCTTGGGGCGCTTGCGGTTGTAGCGATCGCCGCACCACATCGGATAGGCTTCGTGCGCCAGCGTGCTGGGCGTGGAAAACAGCGTGATGGTGTACTGCTTCTGGGTCGCCATCGCCGAGGCGACCTTGAACAGCTCCTCGAAGCCATAGATCCAGAAGCATTCGTCGATGATGACATCGCCGTGATAGCCCTGCGCGGTGCGGTAATTGGTGCCAAGAAAGTGCAGCTCGAACGGTTCGAGCGGTTCCGCGTCCTCGTCGTCCGATCCGCGCTGGACGACGATGGGATCGCCTTTCAGCGTGACCCCGCAAACCTTCTGTACCCACTGGACGATGTAGTTGCGGAAGATGTTCGCCTGCGCGCGGCTTGCCGAAATGAAGAGCTGGTTCTTGCCGGTCTCCATGCCCACCAGAAAGCGTTCGCGCGCGAAGTACCAGGTCGCGCCGATCTGCCGCGATTTCAGGATCATGCGCGTGCGCAGATTGGTGCTGGTCAGCAGCCAGCCCTTCTGCCGCCCGTGCAGTTGCCCCTCCATGTCGGCGCGCAGCTTCGCCGCCATTTCGCGCGTGATCAGGTTCTTCACCTCCTGCTTCTTCGCGTTCGCCGCCTTTGCCCCGTGGCTGCGCGCCGGGTTCAGATCGGCCTCGTTCCCGCCTTCCCGATACCGGTTGATGCGCTCGAACCGCTCGAACTGGCGGCCCAGCAGGTCGATCTCCTTGTAATCGCTGCCGGTCTTCTTCTCCTTGTCGACCAGGGCAAGGTAGCGTTCGAGCGTTCCTTCGGCGGCGCGCAGGATCGGCGGCGCGTCATCCCATTTGTGCCGGGTCTTCCAGCTCGCCACGGTGGAATAGGGCACCTGCAGCTCGTCGGCGATTTGCTGCATCGACCAGTGCCGCCAGTAGAGCGACCGCGCCTTGAGCCGCGTCGCCAGCATGGGCGCAAACGGCACGACATTGCACGCATCACCCCCGCCGGGTGCTGTCGTGGCGTCATCGCCTTTGTCCTGATCGGTCGGCTCCATGCGCGGCAAGCTATGGCGCTTGCCCGCGCCGCCGCGCCCCTGCTGCGTTGTGCATGCGGGCCATACAACGCGCCCGCGTTGCGAAGATGCCCTTGCCCGGTTCCTTTGGTCACTGTCAGATCAGCCGGAAGCGCCCGCCAGCTACCGGCCCCAACACGAAACCGGAGCCGAACCCATGGCGAAGACGCGATTTTTCCGAGTGGCCGTCGAAGGCGCCACCACCGATGGCCGCACGATCGAGCGGCAGTGGATTGCCGATGCCGCTGCAACCTACAATCGCCAGACCTACGCGGCGCGCATCAACATGGAGCACGTCCGCGGCATCACGGCCGACAAGCCGTTCAAATCCTATGGCGATGTGCTCTCGCTCAAGGCCGAAGAGATCGAGATCGCGCTGGCCGGAAAGACGGAAAAGAAGCTCGCGCTGTTTGCCGAACTTGACGTGACCGACGAACTGGTTGCGATCAACAAGGACCGCCAGAAGCTCTATTCCTCGATCGAGATCAGCCCGAACTTCGCCAACAGCGGCAAGGCGTACCTTGTAGGCCTCGCGGTAACCGACAGCCCCGCCAGCCTCGGCACCGAGATGCTGCAGTTCGCCGCCTCGCAGGGCGACAACAACCCCCTCGCCTCGCGCAAGCTCGACAAGGACAACCTGTTCACCGCCGCGACCGAGTTCACGCTGGAGCTGGCCGACGAACCCGCTGCCAACCCTGACCCGACCGGCGTGTTCGCCTCGATCAAGGCGTTCTTCGACGGCATGGGCAAGGGCAACGCCGTGCCCCAGCAGGAATCGCAGGAACAGCCGAAGACCCCGCCTGCCCCCGCCGCACCTGAAATCGACGGTACGGCCTTTGCCGCGTTCGGCGCGATCCTCACCCAGATGGCGACCAGCATCACCGAACTTTCCAACAGCACGAAGGCGTCGATCGACAAGCTGACCACCGATGTGAAGACCGTAACCGATACGCTGGAGGCAACCCCGGCTGTCGTGCCCGGCACGAACCCGCAGGGCTTTGTCCAGCGCCCGCTTGCAACCGGAGGCGGCGCCAACGCCACCCGCACCGATTGCTGATCCGGCAACCGCACTCACCCTTTCAGCCCGCGCCTATCCCCTCCCCAATTTTGAGGACCAAGCCATGAAGAACACCACACGGGCCAAGTTCAACGCGATGGTCAGCCAGATCGCGCTGCTCAACGGCATCGACGCCAGCATCGTCCAGAACACCAAGTTCACCGCCGCCCCTTCGGTCCAGCAGACGCTTGAACAGCGGGTGCAGGATTCCAGCGATTTCCTTTCGCGCATCAACATGGCGCCGGTCGATGAAATGCAGGGCGAACTGATCGGCCTGGGCATCGGCAGCACCATCGCCGGCCGCACCAACACCGCCGCAGGGAACCGCCGCAACGGCATCGACCCTTCGGCGCTCGACGATCGCGGATACGTGTGCAAGCAGACCAACTTCGACGTGGCACTGACTTACGCCAAGCTCGATATGTGGGCCAAGTTCCCGACCTTCGAAACGATCTGGCGCGACAACAACGTAAAGCGCATTGCGCTTGATCGCATTCTGATCGGCTTCAACGGCACCAGCGCCGCAGCGGCAACCGACCGCGCGACCAATCCGCTGCTGCAGGATGTCAACATCGGGTGGCTGGAGAAGATGCGGACCGAAAACGCGGCCCGTGTCATGGATGAAGGCAGCGATGTCGTCGGCAAGGTCACCTACGGCACCCACGCCGCTGCGGATTACAAGACGCTGGACGCGCTTGTCTGGGATGCCAAGGAAACCATGCTGGCCGAATGGGCCAGGAACGACACCGAACTGGTGGTGATCGTCGGCTCCGACCTGCTGCACGACAAGTATTTCCCGATGATCAATGCGGACGAAAAGCCGACAGAGCAGCTCGCCCGCGATGTGATCATGAGCACGAAGCGCCTCGGCGGCCTGCCTGCCATGCGTGTGCCGGGCTTCCCCAACGGCACGGTGTTCATCACCCGGCTCGATAACCTTTCGATCTACTATCAGGACGGCAAGATGCGCCGTCTGGTGAAGGACGAGCCGGAATACGACCGCGTCACCGATTACCAGTCCTCGAACGAGGCCTACGTGATCGAGGATCTGGAATACGCCTGCATGGTCGAAAACATCGAAGCGCACGACGCGGCTTGATCGGCCCCCAGCCAAGGAACACCAGCCAAGGAACCCCTGCCGGTGCCTTCGACCCGCTCCGGTGCGACAACTGCCCCTTCGGCCCGGCCAGCCTGACAGGCCCACCCGGTGCCGAAGGGGCATTTTTTCAAGGAACCAGCCATGCTGTCCCCCGCCAAAGCCAGCTTCCAGCGCAAACTTGCGGCCCTTTCCGGGCGCGCCGCCACCGCAACGGGCGCGGCGGCAATGCCGACCGAAGGCCCGGTGGCCAGCGAATACCAGCAGCTCCTCGCCGCGCTGCAGATCGACATGAACCGGCTGCGGCAGATCCAGAGCACCGACAGGAAGATCGAGGCCAAACGCGCGATGATCGGCCAGTATCGTGCCTGGATCGAAGGCGCGCTGGCCGCCGAAAAGCCCGCGCAGGACGAGATCGTGGGCAACATGCTGGTCTGGGCAATGGACATTGCCGATTGGGAACTGGCCTTGGCCCTCGCCTCCCACGTTCTTGCGCACGATCTGGCGCTGCCCGAACGCTACAAGCGCCAGCCTGCCACGCTGGTTGCCGAAGAAGTGGCCGAAGCGGGCCTTGCCGCCACGCCCGCCATCGACCGTGCCACCTTGCAGAAGTTCGACGCGCTGCTCGTCGATGCCGACATGCACGATCAGGTGCGGGCAAAGTTCTTCAAGGCGCTGGGCCTTGCCTTCCAGCGCGATGCCGCCGCGTTCGATCCCTCCGCCGACACTGCCGTTGCTGGCGGAAAATCCGCGCTGCTGCAGGCCGCGCGCGATTGCTTCCAGTCGGCGCTGACCTTCGACAAGGGCGCAGGGGTGAAGAAGCTGATCGAAGCCCTCGACCGCGAACTGAAGAAAGCCCCTGCCGAACCCGCACTGCAACCGACCTGATCACGAGCTGCGCCACCCGCGCCGGGGGGCGGAAGCGGTCAGGGAAGCGCAAGCTCCACCAGGGCCGCAACCTCACCCCCCACCCTTTAGGAACCGCCGATGACCTTCGTCGCACTGCCAGCCTCGCCAACATCCCCGGCCAACGCGAAGGTCGCTGGCGATGGCTGGTATCCCGACGTCGATTGCAACGCGATGCGCGATGCGCTGCGCATTACCGACCAGGTCACCCATGCACGCCTGGTCGGGGCGATCGAAGGGGGGCTGCTGACGGTTGAAGGCGAACTGGCCTTCTGGCGCGCGACAAGGGAATCGGAAGGCTTCGCAACGCTGGCCGATGTCGCGCCGGATCGCATGATCGGCGACGAACACCGCCTGACCGTGCTCTATACCCGCGCGGTGCGCTTTCACGCCGCCGCCGAACTGGCCGAACTGCACCGCGATCTGTCCGCCACCACCGATGGGCAAACCCGCGCCGAACCGCAAATGCTCACCGCGGAAGATTACCGCAAGCTGGCCACCCAGGCCGTGCGCGATATCCTTGGCACCCCCCGCGTTGCGGTGGAGCTGATCTGATGGATCGGTTCTGCGACCATTGCCTGCACTGCCAAACCCCGCCGGGGCCAGTGGGAGGCCAGGTTCTCTGCGCGCGTCCCGTAAATGTCGTCAGCAAGGCCGCAAACCATCGCCGCAGCGGACCACAGCGCAAGTTACTGGTGCCAGTCGAGCAGGAGCGGCAGGGAAACCGCACCATCATGGGTCGCGTCAAATGCGGTCCCGCCGGCCAGTTTTTCAAAAGCCACCTTGAATTGATCCGCCCATGCCCAGCATCGTAACCGCCCGGCAGGGCGACACCATCGACGCGCTTTGCTGGCGCATACTGGGCACCACCAGCGGCGGCGTTGTCGAAGCTGCGCTCGCTCTCAATCCGGCGCTGGCCGCAGCCGGTCCCGTCCTGGCCGAAGGCGCCGCGGTTATCCTGCCCGATCCCCCGCAGGCTGCCGTCCAGACGCTCGAAACCGTGAACCTGTGGGACTGACGATGGCCGGGAAACTGTCATGAGCAACCTTGAAGACTGGCGCGAGTTTCTGTTCTGGTGGGCGGCATCGCTGTTTGCCGCCACAACGGTGGTCGTCGCGCGCCTGGGCCTGAAGCTTTACGGCGCCACGCCCGATTTTCCCGATGATCCGGTGCTGGCGCTGCACTGGCGCAGGCGGCGGCAATACGTGGCGCTGGCCGAACTGTCCGCCTTGCCCGCCTTTGCGACAATTTCGGTTGTTCTGGTCAGCTACCAGCAGCTTGATCCGGTCGCCGCGGTGCTGCTGTCGATCGCGCAGGGCTTCATCGGCTTTCCCCTCCTGCTCGATGGCGCGGCCTTCCTGTTCCGCCGCCGCATCGGCCTGCAGGGTGGCACGCCGCCCGATGGAGACGGCAATGGCTGAAATAGTCGTGATCTCGCTGCTCGGCGCGGCAGGCGCGCTCTTCGCGCTGTCGCGGGCCATGCACCACACCTGGCGGATCGAGGTTATCCGGCACGAGGGGGAAAAGTGAAAAAGCCCGGATCCCTGCGCGATGCCATTACCGCGCTTCTGCCCGAATTCGCCCGCAATCCTGACAAGCTGGCGATGTGGGTGGAAAACGGCCGGGTGCGCAGCCCCGGCACTGCCCAGCGCGGCTTTGCCTGGGAATATCCGCTGACCGTGGTGGCCGAAGATTTCACCCGTCCGCCTGAAACGCTGTTCTTCATCGTTGTCGACTGGCTGCGCGCCCAGCAGCCCGATCTTCTCGCCAGCAACGCCGAAGGGTTCGCCTTCGATGTCGACGTGATCGATGACCGGACGGTCGATGTGAAGATCACCCTGCCCTTGCGCGAAGTGGTGACCGCGACAGCCGACGGCCAGGGTGGCTGGCAATTGCAGGTATGCGATGAACCGCCGCTGTTCCCCGATGCCGAACCGCTGCGCGATGGTTCCGGCCCGGTCACCGCGATCTTTGTTCCCGGCGCGAACGGCCATGCCGTCCAGATCGCGCCCGACCCCGAAGCATAGGCCATGGCCGAAGATTTCGCCCGGCTCGAACCGTTCCTCGCCGGCTATCTCAACCGGCTTGGCCCGGCCCAACGCAAGCGGGTGATGCGCAAGATCGGGCAGGAAGTGCGCCGCATCAACACCCGGCGCATCGCCGCCAACGTCCAGCCCGATAGCAGCGCGATGGAGCCGCGCAAACCGCGAAAGCGGATGAAGGACGCGCAGGGCCGGATCAGGCGGCAAGGGAAGATGTTCCGCAAACTGCGCCTGGCAAAGAAGATCGCCATCGATGTGGCAGACGATGAAGTGGCGCTGTCTTTCAAAGGCAACGCCGCAGAATCCGCAGAGCGCCACCACTTCGGCCTGCCCGGCTTCGTGGGCCGCACCCGCAAGGGCAAGGACATCCGCGTGAAGTATCCCGCCCGCCGCCTGCTCGGCTTCGGCCCGGAAGATATGGACGCCATCATCGACGCCGCGCTGGGCCTGCTGGAAAAGTAAGGGGGCTTGGGCATTTCCGAGCTGGCACGGTTGATCCAGGTGAATCGCGCCAACCTGTCGGAAGTCCTGTCCGGCAATCCATCACGCGATTGCCGGAACCAGCTTAACAATCAGATGGACACTTTCTGCCCGTCTTAGTCGTTCGGATCGACACGCGCCTGCCGCTCAACCCATCTAATCAGCCCGTCCAGTTGCGTGGCGATCAGGCTTGCTTCGAGACGTTCGGCCAGCGTCAGTTCGGTGAGAGGAAGTCCGTTCGGGCCGGTCTGCGCATCAGGTCCACCGGGGGCAGCGGGTAGGCCGGGCACTGACTGACCAGCGGCTGCACTTTCAGCACGGGTTCGGGCTTGCTTGAGCAGGCCGTGATAGCGAGCGTAGAGAGCAGCAACGCGGCGGCTGTGGTCATCCTGTACATCGGCATTGATCCTTTCCTGTTGAGCCTTCACCATGGCGAGGCGGGCCAGTTCGCGGCGCCTTGCTTCGGCCATCCCGGCGCGGAAGTTGGCCTTTGTCCGGCGATGGCTGTTCGCTTCGGCGGTGCGCAGTTCGGTCATGCGATCGAGCCGCGCGATCAGCCCGCCGCCCAGCGGCGGCAACCCATGGATCTGCACCAGCAACGTGGCGGCATAGATTGCCAACGCCAGCGCGGCGGCGCGCCAGATATTGGCTTCAAGCCATTTCAGGATCATCGTGCCACCTCCAGCAATTGTTCGATCAGGCAGAACAGGGCGATGCCGCCCGCAGCGACGATCACCGCGCACAGCGTGCGTTCGGCCATCATGCCTCGTTCACCGAAAGCGCGCCGCCCTGGGCCAGCACGAACGGCCGCACGCTTTGCGGAGCCTGCGTGTATTCCGGGCGGCGCACGGCAATGCAGCGGGCCTTCGCAATCCGCGTGATGGACACGCGGTTGCCCTGGTTTCCGCCAATAACGTGAAAGGCGGTCTGGTCTTCGCCGACGTAAAACGCCACGTGCCCGCCGCCGCCAGGGCGCGAAAAGACCAGCACATCCCCCAGCGCGGGTTTGACCTGCGGCGTGCCGAAGCGGGTCCAGTTGCGCGCCCACAGCGGATTTTCCGGGACGGCCTTGCCCGCGCGGTGCGCCACGATGGCGGCAAACAGGCCGCACCAGGGAATATCGTCATCGGAATAGCCGATGATCCGCACCCCCGCGGCGTTCAGCTCGTCGCGCCAGGCAATGATCGTGCGGTTGGACCCCTTGCCCACCACTTCTGCCACGCCGAGCAGCGGCAGCGCGGCGGAGATTACGCGCGGCAGCGTGCCAACCGTACCAAGCCATTCGTACCCGGCGGGCAAGCGTGGATTTGGGGGCATTGGCGCAGCTCCATCGACGTTTGTCGAAAGGTGCCGCGCGCGCGCGAAACAAGCATCACGGCGCCGTTGTCAGGCGCGATCGGACAACACAGAACCGAGTAGCGCCACCCCGCTGATCCATTCTGCGCGGGTTGCCCGTGTCACGGTCGCCTCTGTCTGGTTGGGTTCGGTATCGAGCATCGGTCCTGCCTCACGCATACAAACCGGCGTCCTGCGCCCCGCTGCCGCGCGCACTGCCAGCAAAGTCGAAGCCAAAAGCAGCAACCGGAACAATGCCCTTCGCCGGGCTACCCGATTGCAGGTGATAATCGCCTCCACCCGCCCCGGCGCTTGGCGTGCCGCCGCTGCCGCCGGTCCCGGCGTATGTCACAAACAACGGGTCATTCCGAACTGTCGCGCTGCTGCCGATGTTGCTGCCGATGCCCGCATAAATCTGACCTTCCGAGTTCGGGGCCTGCGTGGCGAACATCGACCAGTTGCCCCACGATCCCGCGCCGTGGGCGAAAGGCCAATTGCCATGGCGGTTGACGGCTTCGGACGGGTTCGCCTGATTGACCGCGACGAAAACCGCCGATTTTGTATTCAGCTGCGCGACAATGTTGCCAACGACGCGATTGTAGCGATGATTCCGGCGGTTGGTCCCCGTGCTTTCGTCGTAAAACAGGTTCCATCGGCCATAGAGGCCATAACCCGTGCATACATTGTGCGCGATCACCGCGCCGACAACACTGCCATTGCTGTTGTCTGCACTTACACGCAGCGCGGTCTGGTTAACCGTAGAGGTCCACTCGAAAAGATTGTGCGTAATAACAACGCCGGTAACCGTCTGCCCGGCGCTCGTCGATGAAACGCCAAGACCCCAGCCGGACGCAGCGCCGCCCGTCATCCTGTTCCCGTGAAAAATGATGCCGCTTTCAGGATCGGGACGCCCGCCCGCCCCCGTAATGTTCGAAGCCACCACGCAGACACCCTCGACCGTCGCCGCCGGGCAGTTAAGCCCACGGAACAACGGCATGGTCAGCGATGCGCTGTAGCTGAAGTTACCGTTGTAATTCGTCCAGGTGCAGCCATAGATGCGCAGCGTATTGCTACCACCGCCCGACACCCACACGCCAGAGACATTGCCGTTATCGACATTCGTGTTCCAGACCTGAATGTTCGACAATATCCCGCTTGCACCAGCGGCAACCTGCCCAACTCCGGTGCGTTGGATCGAAACATCGTAAAACACCACAGCGGCAGAGGTTAGCAGCGGGTTCAGATAGCCCGCGCCGCCAAGGTTGAAACCGCCCGGCTGCTGAACGATTGCGGACGCGCGGGCCGTGCCGGTGCCGCGTTCTATCACGATTGCGCCGGACGACTGGTTGCGATGAATGGCGCTGTTATGCGTGCCCATCGCAACCGTCCCTGCGATACGGATGCGAAGGCCATCAACCTTGCCGCCCGTCACGCCAGTCGTGGCGATGGCCTTTGTGATTGCGCCATGCACGGTCAGGCAGGGCGTAGCCTTCGCCGTCGCATCATCGGTAGAGCAAACGCCGGTAGTGTCATTGCCCGAAGGCGAGACATAGACAATCGGCGGGGCTGCGGCGCGTGCCGTGTCGCGGGTGAAGTGGCGCGGGCCGAACTTGCGCGCATCGGTAACGCCACTGGTAGACAGCACCGACGCCGCTGCACCGATCCATGGATAGACTTCGGCCTCCAGGTGAAAAAGGATATTGTCCGGCAGCCCCGAAATAGTCAGGTCGCCCTTGAACACTTCCAGCGGGTTTACGTCTTCGCATAGCGATGAAATCGCGGTGGTTGATACAACCTGCCACGGCGTCACATTCGCGCTGTTGGAACTGTCCACCGCACGCACCCGCACGCACGCTACCTGCCGGTTGTTCCGCCCATCCCGGTGGAACGCCACCATCTCCCAATGGACTGAATTACCGACAAGCAGCCGGAACGGCATCATCCACGCTGCGACCGGCTTCGGGCTTGTCAGATTTGCAGTATTGAGCGCGTAAGGGACAATCGCGTCGGTCGAATAGATTTCATCCGAAAGCGCAACACTGCCTGCCGTCCACGTCGGCGCAGACATTGACGTTGTGCCTGGATAAAACGCCGCCTGCCGCGTCATGGCGTATAGCGTGTCCGTGTAGTGGGCAGGAGCACCATTCGCATCGAAGCCAAGGCGCAGCACCTTGACCGGCTTTGCAAGCAGCGCCGTGGGCGTTGCTGCCGTGGCTTCATAGGCATTCGCGGCGACCGACCAATCAGCCCCCGCGATGCCGAACGATGCGATCAAGGCAACAAGGCTCGCAGACAGATTAAGGGCGGTGATTAGCGAAGTTGTCGTCGCTACGGCATCCGCTGCATCGTCAGCCGCAGCCTCGCTGCGCTCCGCCTCCGCTGCCGCCAGCCCCACCTGCACCGCGCCTTCCGCGCTCACATCGACCAGCGCACCGTCGCGCGCCGTGGTGATTGCGTCGGTTGCCGCCGTTTCGGCAGCGGAAATATCGGCAAGGGCCTGGTCGCGTGTTTCAACCAGCGCATCGGAAATGATGCTTTTCAGGCCAGTGACGTAAGGTGAAAGTGCCATAATTCAGTCCTTTGTCCAGCCGATGCCGAAAATATCCACGTTCGCGCCCGTAGCGCCCGCGCCAGCGATCAGGCGCAAGCGGTGCTCACCCGGCGCAACACCCGTGGCGATCTGGAAAACCTCGATCTTGTCGAAGCTCCACGCCGCGTCGTATGTGTCGATTGTCGATTGCGCCACGCCGTCCACGAACGTTGAAATGACGCCGTTGGCCGTGCTGTTCGAAATGCGGCACGCGACCCAAATCTTGCCGCTGCCCCCCACGTTGATCGGGTGTTCGAAGTAGGACGTGCCTGCCACCGTCGCCCCATAGGCGCGCGTCGTGCCGTTGTAGGTAAAGCCGTTCGAATAGAAGGTCGGCAGCGCGGCCCCTTCGATAAAGGCCGTCCGCTCGAAGTTGTTGTCGGTAGGCTCGGCAATCAGGCCCTTGGCGGCGATGTAACCGAGATTCACCTGGTCCAGCCAGTACCACACGTCATCGGCAATCCGCGCGTGCCCCGCATCGCCGGGATGCACGCCATCGCCAGACCCGAAGTCCGCCGGAGCGTCGCCGCCCGCCGCGATGTAGGCGAGAATGTCGCGCTGGTACGAAACCGACCCCAGCCCGTACTTTGCGCAAACTGCTTCAAGGCCGATGATGCCTTGGCCTTGACCGATTTCGTTGCAGAGTTGAACAGGGATGATCGCCACGGACGGACGCCATGCCCGCAGCTTGCGAATCAGGCTCTCATAGCTGTCCAGATCAAGCGGCGCGTTGTTGACGCTGAAGTCGAGAAACACCAGATCGGGGCGATATTGCAGCACCTGATCCTCTACCCGGAGAGCGGCATAAGGGCTTTCGGTCGATCCGATCCCGGCATTGATAAGCCGCGCCTGCGCATCGACGCCGTAGCGGTTCAGAAACCAGTTCGCGGACAGGTTCAGAAAGCGGTTGCCCGCCGAACTCGCCCCGGCTCCCCCGGTGATCGAACCGCCAAGCCCGGCAATGCGGATAGGTTCGCCCCGGTCGGCCTTGCGCAACAGCGCGTGCAAGCGCCAAACGCTGGTCGGCGCGATATAGCTGTCGATAATCGCCATCAGCCGATCCTCGCATCTGCAATGTAGTGGAAGGAAATCGTGTGCAGCGCAGCCACGGCGACGCTGTTGGTATAGACGTTGAAACCCTTCGACCCCTGTCCCTCAACGGTCAGGTCAATGTCGGCGGCGGCATTGATGTCGT